ATAGCCCTTTATAAAGTCAGTCTTCTTTTTTCAACTGATGAGTGCGTTAGGGGATATCATATACGTTTTAGGTATTCTGATCCCTCTTCTAGGCTTGGTCATAAGGAATTTCATGATTAATTTAATGGGTTTCGTAATGGGCACAATAGGTTTTCTAGTGTTTGTGAGTAATCAGACAGACATAACGTTTTCTGCATCAACATTTTACATATCGTTTTTGCCGTTGGCGTTTGGGCTGATAAACTTCGCTTTCTTCTTTGAGTGGTTAAGGGAGGAAAGGATATGATGAGGTGGATGACAAATGGTCTTGTTAGTCCCAAAAACATACGGCGAAATAATCCTAGGTTTCGATTTAATTATGCTGACTACTGTTTTGCTGTTCAGAAAACCAAAGCACAGATTCGTGAAATCAACACCAAACCCCAAATCTATAGGGTACTATCTAGTCATCTCAGCTATCACCGCCTTAGCCGTAAGTCATTTTGTTTTATATCAATCTTTGATAGACTACTTCACGGGTCTGTCCCTCAATAGTTTCATGTTCTACATGGGGGTGAAAACTCTTGTCAACTGATGGGAAACTTGTTTCTGTTTATGAAGAAGAATTAAGAAAAGCCCAAACATTTGAAGAGCTAAGACAGAAGTATGAAGAGGCACAAAAACAAATAAATGATGGAAAAGCTCTCAAAAAACTCTACCAAATTTACGAAAAACGTGAATTTGAACTGAAAAAGGCTCAGTTTGAACAGCTGAAAGCAGAGTTAGCAAAAAAGAAGAAGAAGTTTAAGAAAGAGAGATTAGACATCAGAGTTAAGGTTACAAAGAAGTGGATCAACAGCAGACTTTTCACTGCAGAGCACTATGTCGCTATGTTACAGCAAAACCGTGACGGTCTGCAGTTATTGTTTCTGAGGAGGGCGAAATTAATCGAAAACCAGGGCTATCTAATGTTAGAAGTAAAAAAGCTTAGGAAAAGTTGGGTGCTTAACGGTGAGCCTCTTCTTCTTGAAAAGAACAAATACCCCTGGGGTAAGAAGTTTGTGGCGGTCTGGTTTACTTTGCCGAATTATCCCTATACTCTTGATGTGGCTGTGGATGAGAAGATTAAACAGTTGACAATTAGGAGTCTTAACGCCCCCCAAATATTGCATTCAATAGTGAAAACAAAGTTCTTTGAGGCGTTAGCCAGGGTGGGCTCAGGCCCTGATCTGATGATGTTGATTATCGGTGTAATCATGGGCGTTGGAATTGGCATGGCGGTTGGGTTTGGGATAGCTAACGCAAACTTGACACATCTACTCAGTCAACATGTAACGAATACGACAACAACTCATTTAGCAACAACTACAACAACTACTACTTCACCTAGTTTCACAATCCCATCAAACACAAGTAAGGGGGTGGGCTGATGGCTAGGGCAACTGAATTAGAGCAATTGAAGAAAGAGAATGAGGAGTTGAAGAAGAAGTTGCAGGAACTGGGGGCAATCATAAACAACGCTGAGGAAGATGAGAAACTACAGGAAATCGAAAATCCTTACACAGTCACTAACAGAGCCATTTCAGAATTAGTTGAGCCCCGCGATACTATGTTCTACTTATCAGGCTCACAGATATCGCTTATCTTGACAGCGTTTGAGTTTTCCAGGTTACCGGCGTACTTTGGTGAGGAACCCGTGACAGAGTTAGCGGAATATGCAGTGAGATTAAAACATTACTTAGTCAGTAAGGGCGGAAAAGGCAGAAGAGACATACTCAGAGTATTGCGTGTGTCGAGTGGGCAAGTTAGAGAGAACGTCAATAAGAGTCTGTTTAAGCAATTACTCCAGGGGGGTAAGGACAGTGACGTCGAAGAAGAATGAGATGTTGTGGTTAGCTCAGAAAATCGTTTCAGCGTACAACAATGTAGGCTTTGTGTCCGCGGTGATTTTTGGAAAGCAGGGCAGTGGCAAAACAACATACGCTTTCAAAGTCGCCCGTGATGTGTTTTGGAAACTCAATAACTTGAGTACTAAGGACGACGCATGGCAATACGTTCAGAACTCCTATTTCTTTGAATTACCTGACGCTTTAAACAAAATTCAAGATGCAATAGACAACGATTACCGTATCCCGCTCATCATCTTTGATGATGCAGGGATATGGCTGAGTAAGTACGTATGGTATGAAGACTATATGAAAACGTTCTACAAGATATACGCTCTTATCAGGACCAGAGTTAGTGCGGTTATATTCACGACACCTTCACCAGAGGATTTGGCGTTCTATCTCAGGGAAAAGGGATGGTACCAGATCCGCGTGACGATGGTAAATCGTAAGACGATGACAGCTAGGGCGACACTGTACTCCAAAGATTTCGGGCGAAACTCTAAGGGTGAAATTGTAACTCAGGTGAAGAAAAAGGCGTTAGACCTATTTAAAGTGCAAATTCCAGATATTATATATAAGGAATATATGCAAAGAAGAAGAGAGACGGAAAGAAAACTTTTACAGGAGTTAAGACAAATTCTGTCAACTTTGAATGTAAACAACAGTGTAAACTAGAGTTGAAAACGGGGGTTAGGTCAGTGTCTGTTAAATATTCTGTCTTAGCCATTCCGCATACTTCTTATACTCCTTTTTCGCCAAAGTGAGTAAGTCCAGGTAATGCTTTGTCAAAACCTCACTAGGAGTCCTTCCCTGAATGAAGTCTACAACCTCACTGGGGATACCAAGTTCTAACATTTTTGTTGCGGTAAACTTCCTAATGTACTTAGGCGGTGTGAGGTTAAGCTTCTTAACGTATTTATCCACATAAGCTTTAGAGATCTTAATTTGTTTTAGCTCTGTGACGTGGAATAAATAGAAACTCTTCTTTTGACCCCTAGTCCAGTTGAGTATGTAAATACTAAAGCCGACCTCCTGCATTTCGTTTTGTGAATTATATTCGCTCAATACTTTAAGGGCCTCAGATTCCCTTGAACCGCTTTCCAAAAGCAGTCTGTAAAATAAATATAAATTAGGATATTCTTTGACAGTGCTTAACGTTTTTCGTACTTCCTCTAATGTGGGGACTCGTAAATCGGGTTTCGTTCTTTTTATTTTCAAACTTTCGGGCGGGTCTCTGTTTAAGACTAAGCGATAGAAGTTACGCCACGCTTTTATGCAATTATTCGAGTCCTTCTTATTTCGCTTAATGCACGAAAGATATTCTTTTATCGTTTTATCTGTAATTTTTTTCTGTCTAAGTGCAAATTCGAATTTAATCAGATCAGAGACTGAAATTTCAGAGTTGTTAGAAGACGTTAGATTAGAGTCAATTATTCTAACTCCTTTCAATTCGACGTTGTTATCAGTAGGGGTTTTAGGGGGTGCCCCCCTAATGCCGGCCTCCCAAGCCGGTGATCCCGGGTTCAAATCCCGGCGGCCGCATTGTGGGGGTACCCCCCACACCCCCAATTCCAGATACGATGTTATGATTTGTTCTAAAGAACCAATGTAAGTGTGCCTTTGCTTACCATCATCACCGTTCTCTATTGAGTAAACATAATACTTACCTTTAATCTCTTTTACGTAGAATTTAGAACCCACGTAAAAGTTAGGCATTCTAAGAATGTTAATTCACGCGGGGTTAAATACTCATTCTAATAGAATATCAGTAAAGAAATTGAAAGAAGACGGCAAGGATTCCTCAATAACGCGAAAAACTGAATATATGATACTTTGCAGCCGGGTCAAAATTCAAAGTGCAGCTGCATGCAGCCATCATCGACAAAATGTACTATATGTACTTCGTACATATAGCATAAAGTTTATATACTTGTATTGTGTATATCGTACATAGAGGAGAAATGGAACAGATAACAATGGTAACCGTAAAGGTGGAAAAACCCATCCTTCAAGAATTCGATCAATTATGGAAATCTGAGGGATGGGAATCAAGACAAGAAGCAATTATTTTTTTAATCAAACAAGCCCTCGCAAGGGGGTATGTTTCGAAAGAGAAATCCGAAATAGTGAAGGCAGTAGGAGGTGGGAAAACGTGAAAGAAATGAAATTCAATTTCCAAGAGATAGATGAAAGGCAACCAACATTAATCGTGAAATTAGCACCAACTTCTGAGGACGGCTCTTATGGTGAAGCAATAGTACAATTTAAGAGGTTATTAGAGCTACGAGAAATAAAGGCGACTACTAAGGACGGAAAACAGTTTACTGCAACAAGGTATGAGATGGTCGCCATACCAATTGAGGGGATGTTTGCCGATATCGTAAACAAAGAAGAAGTGCCTAAGAAGGATCCGAAAACGGGGCGTATAGTCGGAAAAGACCTAATACCAAAGGTTTATGATGCCGACGAACTAGCGAAGATAATGAGGGAAAGGGGTAACGATGGTGTAATAATCAGACTTTCTCCAGGAAGTTATGAACTAATAAGGAGGAATGTGAACGCCGGTAAGATTAAGGAGGGTGATATAATAAAGTTGGAATATACGATAGGTGCCAACGGCGGGGCATTTGTAAGGAAACTTTACAAGTCTTCATAATTTTTTTGAGGTGATTTTTCTCATGACAGTAATCTTATTACGAGATGGAAAATATACGGGCGGGTTTAGCGGTGAGTGTGAAAAGGACAAGGAGGTTATACTGGAGAACGGCGATAGGGTTAGAGCGAAAATGGTGTGTTGGGACAACGGTAAACTATTGATCTTTACGGGCACAAAGGTATACGAGATTAGTTTTTCCCTAGAAGCCACACTCGTGGTGGAACATGATACTTAGGGATTATCAAGAAGCTATTGTAAAAAAAGCCGTAGAAGCTCTAAGCAACGGTCGCGGTGTAGTTATTAATGCACCAACGGGAACCGGTAAAACCATTATGGCGTTGGAGACTTTAAGGAGGCTTGATAAAATAGGATGGGTCTACGTTAGGACTATATCGCAATACAGTAGTTGGGAAAGAGATGCAAAGAAGTTAGGATTATCCTTTACGGGGCTGATGAGGAAAGGAGAGTTCTGCAAAGTTCTCAAGAAGCCTTATGTTCTATATTGTACAATGTGTGACCAAGAGGTTGACGAGAAAGAGGATGTTGACCATATAAGGAAGCATAAAAAATTCATTGAGAGGAAATACATAAGTCCCACTTGTTACGATAACAATGCGATTCCCAAGTGGGCAGGGTTCTGTCATTATAGACCTGAATATATTGCACGAAAGTTTGATGAAGGAGAAGATGCCATAGAGTTTGTGAGTGAAGTTACCAAGAAGATGAAGTCCTTGTTAGATGAGGGGGGGATAAAGTACACTGCAAACTGGTTCAGAGACAATGAGTTCAAGTTCAAGAACAAGAGCTTTGATGTTTGTGTATACAAACTCATTGAAGGATCAGCGTGGATAAGGATCTATTCTTACATCTATTTCTTCTTGGGGTTGAGAAGACCAAAAGAGGATAGCAGTGATGATATTGTAGTTTTCGATGAAGCCCATAATCTTGATGATTTTAACATCAATAGTGTTACATTAACTCTTAAGGAAGTCTTAGGATTCTTTAGTAAAATACATATAGAAGAGATAAGCCAAGAGAAGCTCAAGCAAGAAGTTGAGGAGGCTTTTAAAGAGTTTGTCAAAGACCCTGACCAAGGCTTTGGGTATCTTAACTTCATTGTTGATGAGGAGTTAGCGGAAAAGTTTAGCACAGTGATTAAAGCCTGGAAGGAGAGAGACAAATGGTACATTGAGAGGGATGAGACATACATTAAGGTAATGCCGGCTGACCCTGCAATTTGGTTATCAAAACTGAACGATTACAGATTCATCTTACTATCTGGTACAATGCCCTCCTCAGATTATTTGAAAACGGTATGGGGCATCAGTAACTTTGTTTATATTAATGCAATGTCTCTCTATTCATCAACTTCACTCAGAAATCACTTTGCAGGTGCCCAAATCTATGTTGATGACAGTATATACTACATAAAGGAAAATAGACCTAGTTACCGTGAAAAAATAGCAGAACTAATAAGGAAATACTCTGTTAAAGATGGTCTTAACTTGGTCGTTCTGCCATCTTACAATGAGCTTGAGGCTTTCAAGCCTCTGTTCTTTGGAAATGCTTTCTTTGAGGACATAAGACCGGATGTCCTAGACAGGGTGAAGAGGTTGCCCAATGGATATATTGTGCTTGCAGTGGCAGGGGGTAAGCTAAGTGAGGGTATTGAGGTACTAGATGCGGATGGAAAAAGCAGGATAAAGACTATATTCATCATAGGACTGCCACTTCCGGAATACAAGGACCCCTTCCTTGACAAAATGATATCAACTGTTGCAAAGAGAGTAGGAAGAGACCCCAAGAGCTTCAAGTGGGTTGTGCTATACGAGAAGGCAATCGTTAAGGTCAAACAAGCATTAGGAAGGGCAATAAGAGGACCTCAGGATTCCGCGGTGATATACTTGATCGATAAAAGGTTTACTTACAAGAACGTTATTCAGAAGATGGGCTTGGAGGTGGCTAAAAATGCTTGACAGAGAAACGCTTAGGAGAATAGTTACCGAAAAATTGAAAAAATCAAAAAACGGAAATATACCAGAGACAAATGAAAATTTAAATAACTTGTTACAAAATGATACAAATTCTACGGAAGTAAAAAGAGACAACCCAGAAAATGTTACGGTTGTTACGGTGAATTTTGGTAACGAACAAAGAGAAAAATACACCGTAACAACCGTAACAAATGCTAATAGCTCTCAGAAAAGTTCCGGAGAAAATTTACCAGGTCATACTGAAGAATTTGAAGAAGGCGAAAATATTGAAATTAAAGACAACACAATAATAATTAAGATAAACAAAGGAAAAAAGAATCAAGTGAGGTTTGAGATACATTATGGGTTTGCAGGTACAATAGAAGATATCACTAGAATTAAAGATCTTAAGGTGCCTCAGTTGCCTCAGTATGAACTTGTTGCAAAGAAGCAGGACGAGACATTGAGCATGATTGCTACCGTTGACTTCTACCAGATGGAAAATAGAATCTTATATTATATAAGGGATAAGAAGGAGGTCGTAGAGAAACTTTACAGGTTCAAATCAGATAGGAGAATATCCAAGAAGTTGATAAATGATGCCCTTAATGTTTGGTTAGACCACATACAGCCCGAAATTAAATGGACGGATATCACAGAAGTGGTAAAGGACTACAAAGAGTGGGAAGAGATAAACCGTGACCCCTTAGGCTTCTTCCTCTCGGGAGCTTCAGAAGTTGTAGGGAACGAGAAGCTTAAGATTGCTGTGCTATTGAGCGTAGTCTCCTCACAGTTAAAGAAGCTTTTCGGGATATATCGCGTTCACTTAATCTTAACAGGTGGTTCCGGTGTAGGTAAGTCCTCAACTATCAAATCCATCTTGAAGATGTTCTACGAGATGAACGATGGAGTGGATGATTGGGTTGTTCTTAATGTTACAAGAATGACAAAAGAGAGCCTAGGTTATCTCGATATCGGCACATTAGACGATAAGGTATTGTTCATCGAACAACTGGATAATATTGAAGGGGTAAGCTATTTAAGGGAAGCAATGAGTGAGGGTAGAATAACGACACTAATCCCGGTAAAGACTGAAACCGGGGAAATAAAGACAATACAAAAAGTGATCCCGGGGCAGCCGACTTTCATTACAACAAATGTAACCGCAAACGTCGACCACCAGATCACCAACCGTTCAATCCAGCTCTACCTTTCGTCAATAGAAGATGAGAAAGTAAAGGAGACAATTATCAACACAATCTTAATGAGGAAGAGTATAGATGAAGAAAAACTATCTAGACTAAAGCTCATCACCTATGTATGGCTGAAAACGAGGCCCAACGACCCGGTATTTACGGACTCTATAGGTTTAAAGGTTATCGAACTCCTCAAGAAGTTTATCAAACTTTAAAGAACATTTATCGTGCAACGGAGATTACAAGGAATTTAATCAGAGCCGCCGACGTCTATGTTTGGGCATGAAGAGGTAAAAGAGGAAGATGTGAATTTTGTGATGCGTTATTTCAAGAAGGATATCATATTGACAACACTGGAGTTGTCTGAAAGGGATTTGCAGTTATTGAGGTGGTTAAGGGATCACAGCTTTATCCAAGGAGAAAAGGATGAGGAGACAAAGGACGTGACAACATCAGAGGTTGCCCAAATTATCAAAATGAGTACACAAGAAACTAAGAAACTCTTGGATGCATTATACGATAAGGGATTATTATGGAAAGCTTACGATGGTAAGAAGTTCTCATGGGCTTTGTCACATTACGGGTTGAAAGTCCTCGCGGAATTGGAGGAGGAGATAGGTGAGAATCAGGAAATCCATCCAAACTACGATATAGATGAGATGTTAGTAAACTATGTGAGATCAAAGCTATTGGGTAAAGATGTCATTACTGATGGTGAGTTAAACAAGATACTAGAGTATACTGTCCAAGCTACAGACTTTAGGAGTCAAGAGTTATGGAAGGATATCCTGAAAAAACTGAATATAATAGAGGAGGCGGGCGAGGGGAAGTGGAAAATCAAGAGCAGTTAACGCTTATAATTAGGACTCACGGCTTTACAGCGAAAAAACATATTAATTGGGATGATTTGAATTATGTGGCAATAACTCCGGTCGGCAGTGTTGTAGTGTTCAGGGATAGGACTGACTGGACGTTCTACGCCGTGTATAGCCCTATGCGGGGCCGTTATCATGTTCATATACCTTATTCTAATTATATACATGTTTTAGATGAGAGAGCAAGAAAGGTGCTAGAGGAAGTTAACGAATGCTTACATTTTGCACAGTGTTACATAGATAACGGAATGATATACAGCGTGAATAGGATGAGGATTAGGGACTTTATTCCATTCGGGATGGGGGAACATACCAGTAATACCGATTTCGCTTCTGTTAAATTTTCCAAGATAAAGATGGGGTAATACCTATTATTATCTACCATATTCTTTTTTAAGTATTATAATATAGATTCTGTGTTGTGAATCAAAAACAACTAACAGAGGACGAATTAGACGTAACAAAGGTGCCAGTGATTAAGAAACATTTACATAAAGTATTTGGGAGGGGTAGGGTTAGAAGTACTGTGTTACACAATAATTGATGCCCCGCCGTTCTCCCCTACCCCCTCCCTACCAAACAGATATTTCTTTTTTCTTTTTAAAACAAAACCCCGTTACTTCTCGTTCTCAATTAATGCCAATCTGTCCATACAGTCCTTTAATAATTCGTAAATTTTTCTTCCTTTCTCCGTCAGTATTACGATCTTTTTTGTTGAGCCGACGGCAGATTTTGTTTCCTTAATTTCTATCAACCCTTGTTGGAGGAAAAAATCTTGCCAATTGTACCATACATGGGTATTTCTATTTATTTGGGTATAAATCTCTGAGACTCCGGGCCATTCTTGCGTTTCTTCATAAAGAAGTCCAATTATAAGTAATAGTTTCATTGGGGTTGAAATGAGTTTATTCGTTATCTCGGTTTTCATGTATTCCTCTATGTTCATCATACATATAGCCTTTGTGCAAATTTATATTAAATTGTTCCTGTATGTACGAAGTACATATAGCATAAAGTTTATATACTTGTATTGTGTATATCGTACATAGAGGGTCTGAAAATGGAACCTCAGGAGGAAAAAGAAGTTCTTGTGTCCCAAAGTTCAATTTATTTTTTATTAACGGAAGGAAGGAAAACGTATGGAAAGTCTTTAAATCTCAAGATTGAAATAAACGACGATGACAGAATAGAGAAAAAATTCTTTTTTACAGAAAAACCAGCACTAAAAGAAGTCCTATTAAAGATAAAGAGACTCTATGAGGTATATGAGGATTCAGAATCAGAAACACAGGAGGCAATAAGGAAAGAAGTACTTCTTGAGATTGCAAAGCTAATGTATCTCTTTTGGTGAGACAGCATGAGTAATGAATTAAGATACATTAAACAGAAACTAGACGAACTGTTGAGCGAATGTATATGTGACGACCCAGAGTCGATGAGAGAATTGGAAGAGATGATGAAGATGATAGAACACGCTCTCGAATACTGTCAAGTAGGTGACTGGTAGATGAAAGCAAAGGTTGAGTACATCAAATTGCCCAAGTCATCATATTCAAGATCTTACCGAAAGATAGAAGTAACAAGAAGCGGTGACACTATAGAGTTAACTCTAACAGAGACAATGGATGTCATTTCATTCAAATTACCACCAGAGATGAATGCCAAATTAGAACAGGTGGCGTCAAAAATGAAGAAAACCAAAAGCGAAATCATCAGAGAGGCGTTAGAGAAGTATCTTAGCAACTGGTGATTTATATGTTCAAGTGCCCAATCTGTGGGTTCATTACGATCAGGTTATTCGCATTAAAACAGCATGTAAGAAGGAATCATACGCTGGATAAATGCCCAGTTTGCAATCAAAAATACACAAGATTGAACCAACATTTCTACTATAAATCAGATATCGATCATCTTCTATATTGCTATCTATTCAGCACGTATAAATTACCACACCACACTAGACTTGCGATAAAAAAACATCTAGAGGTGGAATAAGAATGTATCAATGTATTAGATGTGGGCAGATCTATAGAAAGAAAAAAGAAGTGATGCAACATTTAATAAAAGACCACAGACAAGGAACGTTCACTCTTGAATACTTTTATATGTATTTCAGGGTGAGAGAATGACAATTCTATATGATATATTGTTATATTATGGCTTTCAATTTAACGATTATTGGACGACGATTTTAGGCCTTCAGGTAGGTGCTCACGAGGCGAATATTATAGCTAAACTGTTCATGAGAAATAAATGGACACTAGCAATCTACAAATTCGATTTGGCAACAGTCGCTTTATTGCTAGGTTTAATGCTACCCACACCGCATCAGACCGAAATTTTCCTGTTAGTTGCTGATGTTGTTGAGTGTTTTGTTACTCTGTGGAACACATTAACGATTAGGAGGCACAAGAGGGGGAGGAAATGAGTAGATTACTCCATATAATATATAATAATGAAATAGTGTCGCAAAACACAAGTGATACCATATGGGTTACTGAGCTAACTAGATGTTTACGTAAAAGTTTCCTAATGCGAAAGAACGGTAAGGTGAAACTCAATAATTACGAAATAATGAAAATGCATATCGGTACTGGACTTCACATGAGATTACAGCGGATCCTACAGAAGAACGGGTTTGAGACTGAAGTAAAAGTGCAAAAGAAGACCGCCTTAGGATTCACTGTGGTAGGAAAAATAGATATCTTTGACAGAGAAGAGAACACAGTGTATGAGCTGAAGTATACGCATTTAGACGAGTTAGACAGACCTAGAATTAACAACTATCTGAGACAACTCAACTATTATATCGAAATGATAAATGCTATGGCGGGCTATTTAGTGATTGTGCATGCAGACGGTAGGGTAGAAGAGATTAAACGTGATTGGTCAGAAACGGATTTGGAGTCTAGGGCTAACGCTTTCGGGATTTCAGTTGAGGAAAACATCTTACCACCTAAGAAAACTAAGTTTGATAGCGAATGCCTAGAGTGCCCCTTCTTTAACCTCTGTTGGAGTGGGGATAGGAATGGAGTCAGGCAGTAAAAAGTACCTGAGTAATCATAAGGGGATTATGATTCACGTGACTTTAGAAGAACTGAAACGCTATCATTCTCTAACGCCAGAACAGAAAAGAATAATTAGAGCTGTTGTCAAGACGTTAATCCATAATCCCCAATTGTTAGACGAAAGCGGTTATCTCTATAAGTTACTGACGAGTAAAGCAGTATCCCCTTATGTTTGCCCCCTCTGCTTAATGCCCTTTAGTTCTTCCGTTAGTCTGAAACAACACATCCGTTATACGGAACACTCAAAGACTTGCCCGGTGTGCGGGAAAGAGTTTAGAAACACTGATTCAACCCTAGACCATGTTTGCAAAAAACATAATATCTGCGTTAGTTAGGTGATGTTGATGGATAGGCTAAAGGTCTTATGGCTTATCTTCATTTTAGGTAATATTTATGATGTTATAATATCGGCAATAGCGTGGAGGTATGGGGCTATGGAAATAAATCAAACTTTAATTGATTTAGGCGTATGGTATGGTAACACATCGTTTTTTGCAGTAATGGAAGCATTTGTTGGAGTTAAATTAATACTAATAGTTGGAGTTTATTGGTTCCTAAAATTATTCGAAAAACTTGGAGTTAGTAAGTATGAATGGTTGGGATTTGTACCCTTCACCATTGTAACAATTTTTGTTTTAATATATGATACTTATAATTTCGTAATGCATCTTTTTTAGGCCCTTTATAAAGTTACACTTTCCTTTTTCGCTTACAATGAGGAAGTCCCTTCTAACCCTTCTAACCCTATCCCTAACGTTACTAATGTTGGCAACACCTACTGGTGCTATATCTGCCAGTCAGTTAGGTGCAAATCAAATAGTATTTACTACTAATCAATTCAACATTGCCGGCGTTTCATATAGCAATGAATGGTTTTCACTCTTCTTCCATGGTTGGAACCCAATCGCTTCTGATGTCGAGAATATCTATTTACGTAACATCTCTTTAGGGTACGTGAATAACCCTACTGGTAATGGCTATAATGAAATATTTATAGGTATAGGGCTTAGTGCATATGCCACCGGGACTTTAGGAGGTGCCGGGACACCGGGGCAAATTTTAAACAATTCGGTGCTGGCGGGCTTATATATTGTAACTACCAGTAGTGGATATTATTATTATGTAGGCACTGAAACATTACAAAATGGTAATCTTATAGTTGCTAAATATTCACCACCCATAACCGGTTCTATTCCAATAAGTGTACAAATATATTTATATGATGATGGAAACGGGACTGCTACTGCGTATATAACATTATATTATTCATCTGGTCTAGTGACATATACTTTCTATGTCCCATATCCTTTTAATCCTAGTAACGGATACGCATCATATTCTGCACTCACTTTAATTGGTGCGTTATCACAATTACCATATATTAGTGGAGGGCTAACGAGTTTCGATTTTATCTATCAAAGCAACGGGCAAAACTATGAATGGCCGAATCAGATAGCCTCTGGTACTCAGATCATGGCGGGGGTTTATAACATATCAAGTTCCGTAAACGAGATGACACAAGTAAGCCTGTATAACGGTTTCTTAAATAATGGTTTGTGGTCTTACATCTATAGTTTCACTTATCCATTTCCTACTACTCACGCACTCTAAGGCAAAATTTTTTATCCTTTCTTTTTTATATGTTTACCTAAATGTCATCCGTGTCTGTGACAAATGTGCCTACAATACCGATTACGGTTAAGACTTATAACCCCACACCACCATCGCCGTTCCAAGTGGTTTATGATTACATCCCTACAATAATTCTATCAATAGGAATAACCCTTTTAGTTTTAACAATCTACCTATCACCATCCCTCAGAATAGCATTAAGAAAATTCTTCATAAGACGGTGATACATAAAAATAGCCAAACTACTTATGGTCTTTAAGCTTAAGACCCCTTTATAAAGTCACATAATTTTTTATCATTTAATGAAGTGGAGTCTATCTTTACTTCTTCTAACATTATTAATCTTACCTATTTCCTTTTTGCCGGCAAACGCTATTGTAACCGGCCCTCATCCTTACTTCGACGGCGGAGGCGGTTTTACCGGGCCTTTCTTCACATACTCTAAGACAATTCAAGTTGGGTCCTCTATTTATTCTTCTAAATATAATGGTTCAACACTTTCCACTGCACCTTGGCTTAACCCAACTTATATAAGCGTTTATAACAAATACTACCTCCAAGTTTTGCCGAATCAACAATATATTAGTAATAACGTATCTCTTTCTCTTTCATCATCACAAATCGCACTAAACGTCACATGGTTATTGGCGTCCTCAAGCAATACGGGATCCTACGGTTCAATCGCCATAGGCTACGGTGTAAATTTCCCCGCAGGGTTTACGGGTACCTATGCCCCCGCATCACCTTACGCCTCTGATGGGATTGTGGTTTATATGGAAAAAGGGAGTTTCCCAACGTATAGATTATTCGTATACTTTGACGGTGTGAAACAGCTAAATGTGTCTGTGGGCTCAATCAGTGTTGGGCAACAAATAGGTTTAGGGTTCTGGTACTTACCCGCTTCAAACCAACTTTACGTTTATTACTATAACGGTACTTTGAAGACTTTTACAATATATCCGGGTCAAGTTATCAATAATCAATTTTACCCTCTCTCACTGAATACCGTAAATAGTAATTACGTTATCGACGCTCAGAATGTTGGGCCGGGTTATGGTTATGGGCAGTGGGTGGTGATAACATATTCGATTTTTCAGTATAAAACTTATACAGCAACGCTAAGTTATACATCTGTTGTGGGGAATGGAATACAGATGTTAGCGGGCTTTACAGGTGCCAATAACCCACTTAACATTTCAACAAACGCTACATCATGGAGTGTTGTGGGCATAATGAAAATACAGAACTTTTCCGCGACAGGCACATTATATAGTTTGAGCGGAAGTATAAGTTACACTTCTGCCCCCAAAGGAATATACCTATTATTAAATGTATATCCAAGTGGGAATATTAATGGGTGGTATCTGAATATCACTATTGAGTTTCAGTTTGTAACAGCTTCAAGTACTGTCTACATGAATATTACCATTCCCGTTTTTGTTGCTGGGTTTGCGGTTCTCGTGCAAGTAAACCTACCTTCTTCATCCTATTTGGCTGGTCAGACTATCAGTGTAACTAATTCAACAACAATAATGTATCCTCCTAATGCCGGTTATTCGTTAGTGCAACCCCCTAAAGCCCTCATTAATATCCAAGGTCTAACTAACGGCTTTGTGCCTTTGCCTTATGTAATAACAGCAAATACAGTTATTCCTACTACTTATGATTATGTTGTTAATATTCAACTGGGGCAGTTCAGTTTAGGCAGTGCAACAGGCACAATAACCATTTACCCCGTTTCGCCCTTACCGGTGATCTTTGTCTCACAGTATCCCCACACAGCACAGGTAGGCACAAAAGTAACGATTACTTTCCAATTCAGTTATAACACTCCAGTTTCAAACGTTTCATCATCTGTATTTACACAGATTACCACAACATTCATGTGGGCTTATGCATCTATACTAACATCTTCATCAGTGATTCAGTTTAAGGCGTATTGGCTTAATGCAAGTGATGGTTTTATAATCATAACACAAAGTCAGAATTATCTCATTCCGTTTAATTTTGTAGGGCTAACATGGTATAACAATAGCATTAACACAATACAAATTAACGTTATTAATAATGGATTGCAGTTTGTGATTAACGGTGGTACACTTAACATAGCAAATTCATCTAAAGTGATAGGCTTAGGTTTCTACTATGGAGCGGGGAAACTAGTGTTGAATTGGATTTTTGTTAGCGGTATCGTTTTGCAGAGTGCAACAGCAAATCAGGCATATGTAATATCAGTTGGCACTAACCCATCAACATTAACACAGTACACAACAGGCTATACTAACTCCAGTGGATTCGGTCAGGTCACGATTACGTTGACTAACACACCTTACGAATTAATCAACATCTACTGGGCGGGTGTAAACAAAAACGTTTTACTAAATATCACTGTAACCCAGCCTACTACATCTACCACAACAACCGTTAACATATCGACAATCAACTATAACTACACTCAACCGTTTACCAATAACATACAGCCTAACAGTTCACTGTATAACTTCTCTCAATACCAACCCTGGTCAACACTGATAGGGATCACTGTTACGGCGTTAGTAACGCTGTTAGGATGGAAATTTGGAGGCAAAGCGGGTGTTAGTGGAGGGGCTATAATGGGGTTGATAATGACAGCATACCTAGGTCTGGTACCCTGGTACATCTTCTACATTTTTGTATTTGGGGTGGCAATGTTATTAGCAAAAGTAATGATAGACAAATTTATGGGGAGTGATGAGTAATGACAGATGCTATTTCTTTAGCGTTAAGCACAGGATTAGGACCCGTTGTAGCAATAATCATTATTCTAGTCATGATGGGGTTGACATACAAGATGGCGGGCAAAATTCCCGCGTTATTAGTAGGTATAGCCTCAACTTTCACATTAATGGTCATGGACTTTCTGCCGATTTTTTGGGGCATTACGGTTATCTTTGGGTTAATGGCGGGTTTGGTCTTGGGTGGTAGGGATGGGGACTAAGCTAATAGTTTACGTTTTACTGTTTGACGTCTTTCTGTCGTTAATGGTGGGTGCGTATTCGGGAATAACACCGCCCAGTATCCCGCCAGAACCAAATTACTCAATTGCCCAAGCAATAGCATCATCAATTGTTTGGACAGCGGGTTGGGGACCTCTTACGCTTTGGGGACCCGTTACATTAATTCCACCATTTAACTTACTAGGGGCACAGTTTCCAGGGCTGACGTTACCGGGTGTGACAATCCCGGGTGTGACACTGTTCAGTATCTCATTCTCATGGTTAGCCCCAATTCTCTATCTGTCTCAATGGATCATATGGGTATTTCAAGTGATTGAAAGTGTCGTCAGTTATCTCTTCAGCATCTTCACTTCTTCTATAAGCCTGTTAGCTAATGTGTCAGTTGTAGGGCCGTTTTTAACAGCGTTCGTTCTCATCATCAACTTTATCCTAATTTGGGAACTCGTAAAGTTGATTAGGGGTTATGGGCCATGACCGAGTATAACTCCAACAGTGTTAGGGCGAAAATCCTAAGAAGAAAGATCCTTGAGCTGATAGCAGAGAACTATATACTCTCAGCATCTCTCATCAGCCACACACTACTACTCTCATACACAACAGTTTTACGCCATCTTAAGATTTTGAATGAACAGGGCTATATCGAATTGTACAAACAGGGGCGTATATTATACGCAAAAATACGCGAAAACTCGAAACAAATTCAGATTCTGTATACAGAACTAGAGGGGTTTAAAAAGACTAGTGAAAATCTGGATTTGAACAAAGATGGCCACCAGACTAATGCTAAGCCCCAAATCAAAGAAAGCTGAGGGATCCATTAATATCGGTGTCCTATTAGGACTGTTTATCTTCATCCTAATCGGCATAGTGCTTTTGCCAGTCATCACATCACAAGTTAATAATTTAACGTCAGGTACTACACCTAGCGTAACCGGCACTAACGCCACACTGTTAAACCTAGTCCCACTCTTCTACATACTTGTGCTAATAATAGTCCCCGCTGTTGTAGCGTATAAGATATATAAAGACTAAGGGTGCTGGGGGATGGAGGAGGTTAATTTAAAGCAAATTCTTTTTTTGGCTATCTTTCTTGTTATTGGTGTAGTACTGTTTTCGCCTATAATCAGTTATGTGAATAATATAACCACATCCGGGACATACACTACTTATGCCACTGTATCAGGGACATTAACAGTAACCACATCATCATTTGTCAGCAATCCCAACTATGTAGGGTCATCAAACGCCCCACTGGTCTCGTTAGTCCCACTCTTCTATTTATTAGTCTTGATTGTTGTACCTGCTGTTATAGCGTATAAAATCTATAAGTCTGAATAG